AGTTTAGAGAATCAATATAATCTTCAAGAACATTTGCAAGATATTGGTTTTAATGATCTAGATTATTTAAATAGATGTTTAATTAAATATAAAAAAGATAATCAAATGTATGAATTTATAGATATGATATCTTTATTTATAGAAAAAGAAAAATGTCCTTCTTTAGACGCTGTATTTTTAGACGAAGCACAAGACTTAAACAATCTTCAATGGGATATGTTTCATTATATCGAATCAAAAGCAAAACGTTCTTATATAGCAGGAGACGATGACCAAGCTATTATGGGTTTTCAAGGTTCTAATTCTGCTCATTTTGTTAAATTACATAAGGATAAAGACACAGAGATAGATAGATCTTTAATTAAATCAAAAAGAGTTCCTAGAGCTGTTCTTAAAATTGCTAAAAGTATTTTAGAAAAAATACCGTCTAGTGAAAGAATTCCAAAAGAATGGCTTGCAACTGATTTTGAAGGAACAGTATCTTTTGTTTCTAACTATGAAAGTATAGATTTTAGCAAAGGCCGTTGGTTAATACAAACAAGAACTAACAAAATGCTAGAACCTATAAAAGATTTCTTTGAAGATAAAGGACTTTATTATTCCAGTAAAAAAGGAAACAATTTAATTAGTAAAGAATTATTAATTGCAATTGATTCTTGGAATCAATTAAGTGAAGGATTATTGGTTCCTGCTAAATCAGCAAGAAAAATGTATTCTTATATGAGTGTTACTGGAGGCAAGATACAAAGAGGATTTGGTACAGGTAAATCTTTCAAAGAGATTGGCGAAGAAGTAATTTGTCTAAATGATTTAAGAAAAGACCACGGGCTACTAGCGACAGGAAGCTGGCAACAAGCATTTGATAAAATAGATGAAAGAAGAAAACAATATATTTTAACTTTACAGGAAAATAAAGAAGACCTCTCTCCAACTTCTAAACCAAGAATTAGATTATCAACTATTCATGGAGCTAAAGGAGATGAGGATGAAAACATTGTTCATTTTCTAGATTTAGATATTCTAAGCTATAATGCATTTCAAAGAAATCCTAATCCAGAACATAGACTTCAGTATGTTGGTGTAACTAGAACTATATCTAATTTATATCTAGTTAATCCAATGGGACAATATGGATATCAAATATAATGCCACATACGCTTACTAGTGAACTTGTTTTACTGTCAATGATGACTTTTTATTTTGCAATTAAACTTTATTTAATATTTATAACATGAGCGACGTATATAATAAACAAATTGGTGGTGATCACTATCAATCCATGATTATACAACCCTCTGAATTTATTAACAAAAATAACTTGCCCTTCGCCGAAGGAAATGCAATAAAATATTTGTGCAGACACAAGCAGAAAGGACAAAAGCAAGATTTGGAAAAAGCAATTCACTACTGTCAAATGGCAATTGATAGAGATTATCCCGAGAAAAAAGATTTCTTAGAAGAAGCTGAGAAAGAGAAAAAAGAACTAGAAGAATCCTATCAAGAATCAAAAAGACAAACAGAAGAACGGAAATCCACCGAATGGATTAAAAGCTACAACAAATGAAAGAAAATGTATAAACCACTACCGGATTCATTAGTAATTAGATCTTCAGGTATTGAAGGTCAAGGGCTATTTGCAAAAGAAAATATTCCTGCACGAGAAAATTTAGGAGTAACCCATATTAAACTAGGAGAAAAAATTATTAGAACACCTCTTGGAGGTTTCATTAATCATTCGGACAATCCAAATTGTATTAAAACTTCTACCTTAGTAACCAACCACAATAATCTTAAAATTAAATATGATTATAAAAAATGGAATTTATTTACAATTAAAGACATTAAGAAAGAAGAGGAGTTAACACTTGAATATAGCTTCTATAAAATATGATATTTAACGCAGCGACAGAATGGGTTAGCCCAGAAACATTCCCTGATTTAAGTGGATATAAGATAATATCTATAGACTTAGAAACAAAAGACCCTGATTTAAAAACAAAAGGATCCGGCTCTATTATTGGCAACGGAGAAGTAGTAGGAATTGCGGTAGCTGTGGACGGATGGTGTAAATATTATCCAATAGCACATGAAGGAGGAGGAAATTTAGACAAAAAGAAAGTATTAGAATGGTTAAAAGATGTATGTGCAACTTCTAGCATAAAAGTATTTCACAATGCTATGTACGATGTCTGTTGGCTTCGTTCTTATGGAATAAAGTTAAATGGTTTTATTATGGATACTATGGTTATGGCCTCACTAATAGACGAAAACAGATTTAGATATGATTTAAATTCTATTTCTTTTGATTATACTGGAGAAAGAAAAAGTGAAGCAGCCTTATATGAAGCAGCAAAAGACTGGGGAGTAGATCCTAAAGCAGAACTATATAAGTTACCTGCTATGCATGTTGGAGCTTATGCTGAAAGAGATGCTGAACTTACCCTAGAATTATTCAAAAGACTATCCACTGAAATAAAAAGGGAAAAATTAGAAGAGATATTTAATCTCGAGACACAATTATTTCCTTGCCTCGTTGATATGCGATTTTTAGGAGTTCGTGTAGACGTTGAAGGCGCTCATAAATTAAAGCAACAATTAATTGGACAAGAAAAAGAATGCTTACAAATAGTAAAAAAAGAAACTGGAATAGATGTTCAAATATGGGCAGCGAGATCCATTCAGCAAGTTTTTGAAAAACTTTCCCTACAATACGACCGCACGAAAAAAACAGATTCTCCATCATTTACAAAAAACTTTCTACAGAATCACTCTAATTCTGTTGTTAAACATATAGCAAAAGCTAGAGAAATTAATAAAGCTCATACTACTTTTATTGATACCATAATTAGATATGAACACAAAGGTAGAATTCATGCTGATATTAATCAAATAAGATCAGACCAAGGAGGAACAGTAACAGGAAGATTTTCTTATTCTAATCCAAACCTCCAGCAGATTCCTGCGAGGAATAAGGATTTAGGACCATTAATAAGATCATTATTTATTCCAGAAGAAGGACACAAGTGGGGATGTTTTGATTACTCACAACAAGAACCACGTCTAGTTGTACACTTTGCTGCAACTACTGCAGGTATAAAAGATGATTCATCTGTTAAAGAAATTATAGATAACTATTCTAATAATGACATAGACTTTCACAAAGCTGTTGCAGAGATGGCAGGAATAGATCGTATTCAAGCCAAAACAATTAATCTTGGTTTATTCTATGGTATGGGTAAAGCCAAGTTACAAGCAGAACTAGGTTTGAACACGAAGCAAGAAGCTGAAGAATTATTTAATCAATATCATGATCGAGTTCCTTTTGTTAGAAACCTAATGAATGAAGTTTCTAAATGGGCATCGAGAGATGGTGAAATAAGAACTTTACTTGGAAGAGGATGCAGATTTAATAAATGGGAACCAGCTCAATTTGGAATGCATACTCCTATGACTTGGGAAGAAGCAGTAAAAAAATATGGAGAAAATAGAATTAGAAGAGCTTTTACTTACAAAGCATTAAATAAATTGATTCAAGGATCAGCCGCTGACATGACCAAAAAATCAATGTTAGACTTATATAAAGAAGGTATTGTCGCACACATACAAATACACGATGAATTAGACCTATCAGTTGATTCAGATAAAAAAGCCAAGAAAATTGTTGAGATAATGGAAAATGCTGTTAAGTTAAAAGTTCCCAATAAAGTAGATTATGAATCTGGAAATAATTGGGGAGATATTTACGATTAACCAGGAGGAAACTATGGAAAAAGTAAAACAAGTATGGGCATTAGCAAAAGCTAATCCAAAGATATCTGCTGCTGTTGTAGTAGTAATCATTGCTATATATTTTTTAGCAACGTAGGAAATATATGCAAAAATTTATAGATGAAGTTAAACATCTTTGGAGCTATCATGTTTTTAAAATCACTGTTGTTGGTATAATAGCAGTTGTCATATTGGTATTAGTTTAATATATGACGATACATGGCTTACCTAAATGCAAACATACCTGTGATGTATTCACAGATCAGG